ACGAACGGCGCACACACGCCGAAAAGGTCGCGGCCATGATGCACCAGAAGGGCCTGCGCACCGACGTCGAGTTCCCCTCCCTAGTTGCCGACCTCGAGAAGGCAGCGCAGGAAGGCAAGTTGCCAACCATCGAAGAGGCGGTGGACATGGTTGGCCCGGACATGAGTTTCAAGACCGCCAGTATTCATCACGACACGCCGGTTGGTGCGGGAGAGGATGACCTCACACGCTACCTCCTCGGCAGCATCGGCTGAGAGAGGCCAAGCCTGTTGGACTGAAGGAGAACTGGAATCATGAGCACTGTGCAGAAAGTCAACTTCGAGCCCGTCTCGAACGTGATGCACATCCAGACCAGGGACTTCCCTCTCGTCGACCCCACCATTGCCGACCCGTACAACGCGGAGGCGCTGGTGGACGGCGAATGGATGGAAATCACGAGCGCCTACAAGATGCAGCGAGCGGCGGACATCGCAGCCGCTGGCAACGCTGCGACTGGACACAGCTACCCCTACTGGATGGAGAAGGGGCGGTACGATGTCCAGGCCCAGGCAGAGCGCAAGGGCGCCGTCCTGTGGCTGGGCGCGTGGGAGTTCGATACCCGCATCTACGACTCGACCAGCATGACCCACGGGGGTCTGGTCTCGGTCAGCTCCATCCAGCCGGGCGGCGCCGGGACGAAGATTTACGCCGGCCTGGTCAACAACGGCACCATCGCGACCCCGCTCACGGGCATCACGGTGGGCTTCATCACCCGCCTCCCGGCCAGCAACGGCGGCAAACTCAGGATTCGCGGCGGCACGCTCTACTAGGGTGAGCCTGACCAAGAGCCAGTAGACCAAGGACAGGAACAAGGAGACTCAAGATGAGTGCCATTTCGCCGCGCATGCTCAACGATGCCTTCGCCACGAAGCTGAACTCGGCTGAGGGCAAGGAGAAGCTCGCACAGTACGGAGGCTCGTACATTCGGGACCGTCTGCGCGAGGTGAGCTTCGCGCGTAAGGTTCTGCCACCGGAGCAGGTGACCCGTACGGATTGCCAGCGCTCCACCAACCACGACACCCTGGTGAAGATTGTGGACATCGAGCCGAAGTCTCGCGCGATGGCCATCAGCTTCCGAGGCCAGCCCACCACCCGGTTCATCCGAGGTGAGCGCGCCGAGGCGGCCTTCTTCACCATCAGCTCGGAAATCTTCCAGAAGACCGAGCAGGAGCTCCTCGCCTACGAGATGCCCATCACGAAAATCATCGAGGAGAACTCGGTGAAGGACATCCAGGAAATCGAGGACCGCGAGTTCTTGCTGCACATCGAGGCAGCGGTGCAGGCGCTCCAGACCGAGGCCAACGGTGGCACCCCCACCGCCCTCAACAACACGGCCATCGGGACCACGGTCGAGTTCTCCATCCGCAAGGGTGAGCTCGCTCGCGGCGCCGGCGGTGCGGACGACGCGGTCGTTCGGCCCATCCAACGGCCGGACATCGTCAACCTGTTCAAGATGCTGGACGGCAATCGTCTGCGGGCCGAGCGCCTGCTGATGACCGAGGTCGACTACGACGATGTCCTGCAGTGGACGGTGGACGACAACGGCGACCGCATCCAGTCGGAGACCACGGTCGACGGCTACAAGTACAACACCCTCCTGGGTCGCGCGTACATCCGCACCATCAAGACGGACATCCTCCGTCCCGGCAACGTGTACGTCTTCACCCGGCCGGAGTTCCTCGGGAAGTTCTACATCCTGAACAACACCAAGTTCTACATCGACAAGGTGGCGAACTTGATTTCGTTCCAGGCGTGGGAGGACATCTCGATGCTCATCGCCAACATCGCCTCCGTGCGCAAGATGGAGCTCTACGGCGGCGACGCCAACCCGAGCACCGACGCGGACGGCCTCCTCGCCAACTTCATCCCGAAGGCGGAGGAGGACCTCGGAGCGGTCAACAACCGTGTCGACCAGGGACTGAAGTTCCCGCAGGTCGTCCAGTTCTAGGCCCCCGACCCGTCCTTGGTCGGCCCGGAGAGAGGGCGCCGGCGCCGGAGTGTGCTGGCGCCCTTTCTTCTTGTAGGCTTGGTATACAGAGGAGACATCATGGCCGAGAAGAGCAAGAAGGCGCCCGAACAGCGCTACCAGATTCACAACATGACCCGCAGTCGGGAGACGCGCGCTGGACGAGCCGCCGTCGCTCGGGAGCGGTCCCGCACCGTGCTCATGCTGGGTGGCGGCTCCATCCGCGTCATGCGCAACCGGCCCCTGCCGGTGACGGAGACCACCATCCGCAAGCTGCACGCCGAGCTGGTCAACCGGGTGGAAGTTGGTGCTGCCAAGGTCACCACCGACAAGGGCGAACCGGTGGACATCCGCACCCTGAAGGCCCTGTCGAAGGGGACCAAGCTGGTGGAGGGTCCGAAGCCCAAGCCCAAGCCGGATACGGTGGCCGACGACAAGCCGGCCGGCAACAAGATGCCCAAGATGGAGGGCGGCGTGCCGCAGGGCGTCGAGCTGCCCGTACCAGCGGTTGGCGAGCAGGCCATCCCCGAGGGCGAGCCCCCGCCGCCGCCTGAGGAAGAACCAGCTCCGCCGGAGGAGAAGTCGTTCACCGGCAGCAAGCGGTCCCGCCGCAAGAAGGGCTGAGGTAGATGGGGGTGACCCTCGAAGGAATCCCGGGAGTCAGCGACACCACCAAGGCATTCGTCCAAGGGGTGCGGCTGTTCCTCCGGGATTTCGCCGAGTTGAATCGGCTCATCGCTGGCGAGGAGACCAACGACCGGATGATTGCATGGTCGGTGCTCGACGCGGTCAGCAACTTCAACGGGACGCCTCCCATCACCGACATCACGCTGGAGCAGCTACTGGACCGCCAGCAGCACCACTTGCTCATGAGGATGACGGTCATCGCCGTCATCGAGTCGGTGGGCATGCTCCAGACCCGCAACCATATCAACTACTCCACCGGCGGCATCAACGTCGGGGTGAACGACAAGACTCCCCTCCTGATGAACTGGCTACAGTACTTCAGGGGGTACACCGAACAGATGAAGAAGCAGGTGAAGGTCGCCCTGAACGTCGAGAGCATCCTCGGCCCAGGCAACGTCGGTATCCATTCCGAGTACTGGGCGGTCAACGCCACCTACCTGAGCTACTGACATGGCACACAAGTTCATCAAAGCTGCCACCCTGGATGAGCTCGAGTTCATCCTCAACGGTGGTGTGATGGGTGGCAATGACCTGCGCAGCCCTGAGGGTCGGGTGCTTGGTCTGCACAACCTCACACTCATCATCAACACCACAACGGTGACCTTCAGTGATGCTGGTGGGCAGGGCATCAAGCTCTACGATGGCCCCACTGGTGACAGCATCAAGAAGGAAATCGAAGACACCGTGGCTGGTGTCACTGCCTCCTTCAGAGATGGCAGGCTGGCGCTTGAGCATGCCTCTGGAGTCACTGTCGACAAGGACGGAACTGCCAATGCCATCTTTGGCTTTGGCAAGAGCGCCGACAACGTCGGTACCGTCTATAACTTCCCGTCAGGGGCCGCTCCACGAGTTGTGAGCATCGGCTCCAGTCCCCGCATGGACAACTACTTCGCACATGTTGAGGTCACGTGATGAATCCCCTCGAGCGAGCACTACGAAGTGACCTGGCCATCCCATTCCAGGACGGAGCAGACTTCTACCTCCGTATGAAGCAGCCCACTGCTGAGGCGGAGAAGACCGCTGGGCTCGCCGATGAGCCTGACACCACCGGTGAGCTCGAGGGGCAGTTCGACGTTCCTCCAGAGCAGATGGCGGCTCTCTTGCAGGAGGTCATCACCAAGGCGATGACCATGCTGCAGGCCACCATGGTCTACTCCGTGAGCATCAGGCCCGGCATTGCCTCCATGTCCGTGAAGCAGGCCCTCCAATGCAGGGACTACGAGTACCGGGACATCGTGGAGTACTTCTCCCGTCGTGCTTCCGTACTGGCTGGGGCGGTTCATGTCGGTGACACCGAGCCTCCGCCTCCCAGCACTGACCCGACTACCATCGGCAAGGCGATGATTCGTGGTGGGCAGGAGCTCATCCAGGCCATGCAGGCTGTCGTGGCTGTGGTTGGTACCAACCCGATGAAGATGCGCGTTTGCCAGTACATGTCGAACGTGCAGAGCCTCATCGACGACATGTGGCGTGCGCTCGAGCCGGGGAGCAAGCCCGGCTACCCACCTGAGGTTCAGTCTCTGCTGGACAAGGCTGGGCCGGAAGAGGCACCTGAAGATGCGACAGAAGCTGTCGCACCCGAACAGATTGAAGCTGAAGGTGGCGAGGGTGCCGCACCTGAGGCTGAGGAGGGCGAGGAAGTCGAAGAGCCTGAAGAGACAGAGGAACCTGAGGAGGATGAGAAGTCCGCTTCAGTGAAGCTGTCTGGGAAGTGGAAGAAGCCGCCGTGGCCCGGGAAGGCCAAGGGAGTAGGAAAGCGCTACAAGGAGCTTCTCACTGGCTCTCGAGCGAAGGAGATGGACAAGGCGCGTACCTACCCCGGTAGAAGCAAGCCTGTGTACCGAATGGATGAGGGTGCAGCACGAGCAGTCGAAGGTATGAAGGTACGTGGCACCCAAGCTGCTACCGGTGGAGCAGCATTGGGAGGCGCCTATCAGGTAGGCAAAGCCAAGGCGAAGCATGAGGATAGAACCAAGCTCTCTGCTGCGGCCTCGGAGATGCGGGACCGCCTACGCGAGGCGCGAGTGAAGGGTACCGAGAGAGGCATCACTCAGGCCCGCAAGAACGTGGTGACTGACCGAGAGCGGCGTGGCCATCGCTACGGCAAGGCCCTCGGTGGCATCGCCGGCGCCGTCGGTGGTGCAGCGGCGGGCAAGAAGCTCATCGGTGGCAAGGGGCCGGCCGGCACCATCGCTGGAATGGCCGCCGGCATGCTCGCCGGGCGCGAGGCGGGCGGCACCGTCGGCCGCAGCGCCGACATCAGTCGGCACCTCAAGAAGAAGTCCAAGGGCACGACCAAGAAGGCGTCCATCGAGGGGAGGTTCCAGCTCGCACTGCAGAAGCTCGGCCAGGAGCCGGGCGAGACGATGGAGACCGAGGCCCCCATGGCCCCGGGCAGCAGCGGTGAGGGACCGGGGATGCCGCCGCAGGCTGTCGGGTTGGGAGCACCGGACATGTCCCAGGGGCCTGCCGAGCCGACTGCCCCTTCCACCCAGCCGACCAACTTCCTCGAGGCCGAGCTCATGGGCCAGCAGGCTCAGGGTGCCCAGGAGGCGGCCTACTACAAGCAGCAGGCCCAGGAGGCTCAGGGCCAGGCGGCGGAGATGCAGCAGGCCATCGAAGGCATGCAGCAGCAGCTCCAGCAGCTCCAGATGCAGGCGGACCAGGCCGGACAGAGTGTCCAGCAGGCGACCCAAGGCGCCATGGCGGCCCAGGATGATGCCCTGAAGCAGACCCAGATTGCCGCCAACATGCGGATGGGGATGCAGAAGCTCCGTGCCCAGATGCTCGAAGTGGCCAGCCAGGACCCAGCCGAGGTCGCCGCTCAGGAGCTCCAGGGTGGGATGGGTGCGCAGCCCACTGACCCCACTGCGATGGGTCCTGACGCCGCAGGGGCTGGGGGAATGCCTGTTGCACCACCAGCCAAGGCCAGCAAGGAGATGGAGGAGGCTGCTAGGGCTCAGAATGACGCGGCCGAACAGACAGCCCAGGCAGAGGAAGCCACTGCTGGTGGAGGGGTCGCCGTCGCTCCACCGCCGGAGGGTACGCCGGCGCCCGGCGCCGAGCCAGCGCAGGTCGCACCCGGCGACCTGGCGCCAGACACCGGCTTCAAGGCCGCTGGTGTGCTGGAGCAGGCCAAGAAGCGCCTGCCATGGGCTTTGGCTGGCGCTGGGATGGGTGCAGCCTACGGCAAGCACCAGAGCGTCGCCGGCCCGCAGCTCCAACAGCGCGTCCGTGACATGGAGACGCAGGAGCAGGGAGGATTCATGCAGGCCATGCGGCTCGCCGGAGCTCGAGCTCAGGCGGCCGAGGCCGACATCGCAGGGAAGTACCCCCAGGCAGCGATGGGGATGCACGCTCTGCGCGGCGCCGCCGTGGGCGCCCTGGCAGGCCCGGCCATTGGCCGTGGCATTCAGAACATCGCGAAGAACACGAAGCCCGTGTGAGGTAGGACCATGTTGGACGCATTCCTCGAAGTCGCAGTCGAGCACGAGAAGAAGGCATCAGCCTACAAGGCCATGGTGCAGGACTTCACCAAGCTCCCCAAGCGGGAGCTCTACGCTCTGGCCGAGGGCAAGAGCAAGCTGGCCTACCTCTGCGGTGGCTCGGATGAATGGTTGGAGAAGTACGAAGGCACCCCCTTCCATGAACAGGCCCTGGCGCTCGAGCAGGAGAGCCTAGAGCTCGAGATTGCTCGGGAGCAGAAGCGCCTAGCCAAGCAGCAGGAGCGGGAAGCTGAGCGCGAAGAGTGCGATGAGGAGTGGCGCCAGCAGGACGCCATTCGTCTCAAGAAGCGCATCCTCGACCTCGAGCTCAACAAGCACAAGCTCCAGGCATCCGGTGGCGGTGAAACTGAGGAAGAGGAGGGCGAAGAGCTCGAAGCCGAAGAGCCTGAAGAGGGTGAGGAGGATGAAGAGGACGAAGAGGATGAAGCCGAAGCTGAGGAGGCGAGTCCGGTAGAGAAGGCTGCTTCCATCAAGCTCTCTGCTGTGCTCACCGGTCAGGCTCGGGAGAAAATCAAGTCCAAGAACTTCGCTGTCAAGGGGGGCAAGTACCCCATCCACGACCCGAAGCACGCCCGCAATGCCCTGACACGCGTGCGGCAATTCGGTTCACCATCTGAGAAGGCGCAGGTCTTCAAGGCTGTGTCGAAGAAGTACCCGGCACTCGCCACGCGTTCCGAGGTCGTTCCCCAGAAGCTCCAGCGCAAGGCCGAGAAGAAGGTCGGCGTGAGCAAGGGACAGGAGAGTCAGAAGAGGGAGAAGCCGCTGCAGAAGGTGTCTGCAGTGGACCCTGCAGGTTTGGCTGTCGCCACTCCAGTTGGCCTTGCTGCTGGTGCAACCAAGGACATCTTCACACCCGGCCTCGCTGGGTACGCAGCCGGTAGGATGGGAAGGTACGCGGAGAATGCGGACTTCAAGCCCGGAGAGATGGGTCCAGGAACTGGCGCTTTGATGGGCAGCCTTGGTGGTGGAATAGTGGGAGGTGCCGCCGGAGGTGCTCCTGGAGCTGCTGTTGGACGAGCTCTGGGTGCCGGCGGAGGTGCCTACCTTGGCTACACGCGTAGCAAGAAGCCGAAGGCAGAGAAGTCCGAGAAGAAGGGCAAAGAGAAGAAGGCCCAGCTCGAGAACCTCGGCAAGGACGCAGTTCCTCCTGGTACTGACTTCGACAACGACAAGAAGGTTGGCGAGGGCAAGGGCCCCATGCCTGCCAAGGTGAAGGGCATGCTGCGCGGCAAAGAGAAGGACTCAGCGTGCGGCAGCAAGCATGCTTCGATACTGGTGAAGCAGGCGGCAGCTTTCGGTCTCACCCCTGAGGAGTTCGAGCAGCTTCAGAAGGAAGCCTTTGGTGGTGCGATGCTGGCTGGACTGAAGGGTGCTGGTCAGTTCATCCGCAAGGCCGCACCCACCGTCGGCAAAGCGTTCAAGGGCGCCAAGGGTCAAGGGATGCAGTTCGGCAAGGGCATGGAGGCTCTGAAGGGTCAGGCCAGCCGTGGTGTCGGTCGAGCCGCCCGGTGGGCGGGCAAGACGGAGAACCGTGGTGCTGCTCTCGGCCTCGCCGGCGCTGGACTCGGTGGTGCTGCACTACTGGGTCGAGCCACAGCGTAGTGAGGTGCTCAGGCGGTGTCGTGCTCGTGCCCAATCCAGGTCCGCAAGTTGCGGGTTCGGTCGCTGTCGGTAGAGCACAACGAGGTCTCTTGGGAGCTCGAGCCGACGACGACCGACGTCCTGGACTTCACCTTCCAGGTGCTCAGGTCCGAGGGCGCTGAGGGTCCGTACGACGAGCTCTGCGAGCCGTTCGACGACGGCTACCTCTACGTCGACAACTCCATCAAGTCGCTGCACCGGTACCGTCAGCTCCACTACAAGGTGAGGGTTCGGTGCAAGGCAACTGACGCTTTCTGGGACTTCGGTCCGGTGATGATGGGTCAGGAGGCCGACCTCGTCACCACCGAACTCCGGCAGCACATCGCCCTGCTCATGCGGGAGTTCATCGGTGAGCGCTGCGTCATATTCCCAGTCCGCACCTTCGGGCAACGATGTCCTGAGTGTTGGAGTGAGAGCCTCAAGAAGCGCAAGCGTTCTGGATGCCGCACCTGTTGGGACACCAGCTTCATCCGGGGGTACATGCACCCCATCGAGTCCTGGATTTCACGGGACCCGAACCCTGCACGAGAGCAGTTCAGCTCCGTCGGCAAGACGCAGCAGACGGACACCACCTACCGGACGTTGTACTACCCGCCGCTCAAGCCGGGTGACCTGATGCTCAGTCTGTCGGACAACACCCGCTACAAGATTACCCAGGTCAGCAAAACCAAGCACGTCGGCACTCCGGTTCATCAGGAGGTGCAGATTCACGAGGTGCCTCAGAGTGCCATCGAGTACCTCATCCCAGTGGAGCTCTGCGACGTACTGAGGAACATCTTCCTCAAGCCCGAGCGCAACTTCACCAATCCTCAGCAGCTTGAGGCACTCGATGATGAGATGACCAACTCCATCTTCAACATCTACCTGACCGACAACTGCGGAGACCGGCCGTGTCGCTGACGCACATGCAGATGAGAGTCGCCCTCGAGGATGGGTTGTTGAAGACGGCGGAGCCCACTCCAGCGCCTCGCCCGGACCCAGGTGATGAGCTCGAGCGGAAGCTCAGGGAGATTGAAGATGACCTGAAGCGACGTGGGCACAAGGTGCCAAAGCAACAGGCCATGCCGAGGCGAGCGCCTCGGATGAAGCGAATCGTCATCAAGATTCCACCCATTCGACCCACGCGCCCTGTATCAGCCGCACCTCCACTAGGTCAGGCGCTGATGACGTTGGGGATTGGTGGAGCTCTCACTGGTGGTGGACTTCATCTGCTCCATCAGGCTCGAAAGGAGAAGAGAGCTGAGGCTGATGTGGTTCCTGTGGAGCCACAGGAGGAGCTTCCCGAGCCCAAGCCTGCCAAATCTCACCCCTGGGTGACTGCCGCCAAGGACATCGGTGCGTTCGGGGCGGGCGTCGGCGCCGGCTACGGCGGCCTTTCACTGGCCAATCGGCTGAGCAAGAAACGCACTGGCAAGCCGCTGGTCACCGGTCGTTTTGCAGGACACGCAATCCCTGTCACCATGGGACTTGGCAGCCTTCTGTTCTCCCACTGGCAGAACACCCTCCTCGACAAGATGAGGGAGCAGTCGGCTGCTAGGAGGGCCAGTGGCAGCAAAGAACCCTGAGACCCGCTCTTGTCCGGCCTACCCGGAGTCGAGCTTCAAGTACAACCCGCTGATGCACGTGCGCGTGCTCTTCGTGAACTTCGTGAAGGGCTTGTTCGCTACGGCACCAGAGGGCTCGTATCGGTGGGTACCCGACGACGAGAACACCGAAATCTACATCACCAACGAGAATGTCATTCAGCCAACGGTGGTGGAGAAGGTGCCGGCCGTGAACTTCGTTCGCGGACCCGTCCAGTTCTACAACCTCGGACTCGACGACCTCGAGGGGTACGACTTCGCGCTGGGCCGCAAGACGAAGGGTGTGCTTCTTCCGGGTACCATGACCATCAACTGCTGCTCTCGGGTCGACCTCGAGAGTGAGCACCTGGCCTTCGTCATCGCTGACCACATTTGGCTACTGCGAGACCTGCTGATGAAGGCAGGCTTCTTCGAGACCGGTAGAGGGATTCAAGTAGGCTCTCCCTCAGGCGCTGGCAGCATCATCGCCAACGACCGGGGCGATGAGTTCTACTGCACGCCGGTGAGCGTGCCCTTCCAGTTCGCTCGCCTCTCGTCCTTCACTCCGTTGGGACTACAAGTAGTCCAGAACATTGAGCAAACCATGCAGGTGCGGGGCCGCACGTTCCGAGGGAGCCTCGGGGCGCCCCGGAACAACCCTGCGATGGACCATGAACTTCCCATGGCGTTCTACGCCTGTCCTCCACCAACCTTCGCACCGCAAGCGAGGGACCTACAACGAAGTCCTCTTTCGCTACAACCGCATCCCCTCAATCCAGCCGTCACGGTGAGAGTTCGCACGATTCGGCCCAACCGGCCGGGCCAACGCCTCAACCCACGTGGGGGCAGCACTATTCCCATAGTGCGCCCCTGCGTGGAACAATCAGACTCGTCCGTGGCATTCGAGCAGAAAGGCTAGAGAACAGTGGCAGCAGAAGAACTCGCCCGCCCTGGCGTAGAGGTCATCCAGGAGTTCCGCACGGTCACTCCGTCCATCATCACTCCGACTCTGGTCCCCAACGTCGTGGGCGTTGCGAAGCAGATTGTCGAGGTGCTGGAGAGCGACGGCGCCGGCGGGAACCAGTTGAACCCCGACGCACTCATCACCCTCCCGGCCCTGGTCATCTCGAAGCCTGGGACTGGAGACCCCATTCGCTACACTGGTCTGGACGGAGACTCGTTGGTCATCTCGGTCAACGAAAGCCCTGCCATCACCATCATCTTCAGCGACCCCACCTTGTTCGGCCTGACGCCGGCGACGGTCGTGTCCCAAATCAACACCCAGCTCAGCGCGCTCGGCGTGACCTCTGCGCTGGCTGAGACGGTGGGCACGGACAGGTGGCAGCTAGTGACGGTGGGCAAGGGCGAGTTCGAGTCCATCTTGGTCGATGACACCACGACTCAGAGTGTGGCGGACACCTTCGGCTTCGGCCTCGGCAAGACCTACCGGGGCATCAGCCAGTACCTGCAGTACGAGGTGGAGATTCCCCCGACGGCACTGCCCGACCCGAACAGCAACCTGGATGAGCTGGCGGTTGAGCAGGACTCCATCCGGGTGTTCTTCTTCACCGGCTCGGGTGTGGGACTGCAAGAGTCGAAGCGAGACCAGTCATTCCTCTCCCGTGGCTATGTTGCAGGTGCTGCTTCGACTTCGGAGGGCTCGGTTGACCTCAGTGGCAGCTTCCCGTTCTTCAGTGGTGAGGCGCTGTGGATGAAGGTTGATGGAGGGGAGACTCAGTTGGTCACCATCCCGGCCACCGTCAACGACTCCACGCAGCTCCTAGCCCTGCTCAACGGCACCTCCGGCTTCACGGGGGTGACGGCATCACTGGGTGGCAGCAACGGTCTGGTCTTCACCCACGACACGGGTGGCTACGACCACACCATCGAGCTGGTGACCCCGGACTCCAACTCGGCGATGGGGCTGCTCGGCCTGACCGCGCAGACCGTCTACGGCGTGAGCATTGCTGCGGTCGACGATGGCAACGGCGACGCGGTGACTCCGCTGCTCGAGTTCTCGGGTCAGGACTTCACCTCTGCTCCCGGCACCGCTGTGCTGTCTGGTTCGGGTGTTCCCAACCTGCCTCCGCCTGCCAATTCCACCCTCATCATCAGTGATGGTGGGCCAGCACAGACCATCACCTTCGATGGCACCGAGACCACCGTTGCTCTACTCAAGACAGCCATCGAGGCTGTGATGGGCTCAAACGCTGGCGGCACCTTGGTGGTGAGTGAAGAGACCACCGGCCCCACTCCTCCGATTGGTGCCATCATCATCACCAACAGCCGAAAGGGTGAAGAGTCGGTCGTCAACATCATCGGCGGGACTGCTCTTCCATACCTCGATATTGGTGACACTCCGGCGGAGACCACCGAAGGCTCGGTCGACCTTGGCCCGGACCTGCCTGCGGTGACTACCGAGGGTACGGTGAACTTGGCTGATGCGGTCTTCCCCACATTCGCTGGTGAGACCTTCGAGGTCAAGATTGACGGTGGCGTTGCAATCCCAGTGACGCTTCCTGGTACCATCACCGACTGGAGTACTCCCGTTACCGGTCTGAAGGCTGTCCTTGAGACAGCGCTGACGGGTGTGACCGCTACGCGTGCTAGCGGGACGACGGGTGGTCTGGTGCTGACGGGTAGCACTCTTGGCTCCACTGGTTCGCTGGAAATCATTGACGATGCTGGTGGAGGTCTGCAGCTCTTGGGGCTCACTGTCGAGGTGGTTACTGGAACCGATGTGTTCCCTACGCTAGGCACTGAGACCTTCACTGTCGACATCGACGGTGCTGGTCCCACCACGGTGACGCTCGCAAGTGAGACAACCTTCGCGGCGTTGAAGGCCAACATCGAGGGTGCTCTCACCGGTGTCACTGCGACACAGGGTGTCAACGGTGGGTTGGTGATGACTGGTACCACCACTGGTGTGCAGGCCAGCCTTGTCGTGGCTGAGGGAACTGGTGCTGCGGCGTTGCTCGGTCTCTCCCTCGAGACCGTCTATGGTGATGGCGAGAACATCGTTGCCGGAGCCAAGGAGTACGGCGACCCCTTCCAGGCTCAGCCAGGTGACGAGCTGTGGGTAGATGGGCTGTTCTACGCGCTCATCTCCAAGGTGGCCCCGGGTGGGCTGACCGACACGCTGCGCATCGACAAGCAGGTGCCTATCACCTCGGACGTTGGGCGAGACTGGTACATCATCGCCAAGAACCTGGTCGCTGGCGACGCCACCATCGGCGTCTCCCGCCCGACCCCGGACTTCGTCCTCGATGCTCAGGGAACCCTGAACATCAAGCACGACCAGCTCCGGGATACCCAGGGCGCGCCGGTGCCGGGCAAGGCCCCGCTGTACGTGTCCTACAGCGCCGTCCGTCAGGACGTCAGCGCCTTGGCCAGCCAGCCTGGCCTGCTGCGGTTCGACAGCACCACCCAGCTCGAGCAGCAGCTCCCGCCCATCAACTCCGACAACCCGCTCTCTCTGGGCCTGTTCTACGCCATGGTCAACGCGCCGGGCGTCCAGGTGACTGGCCTGGGTGTGGACGCCATCAGTGCCGACGCTCCGTACGGTACGGTGGAAGCGTTCACTCGGGCGGCGGAGTACCTCGAGGGCTTCGAGGTCTACGCCATCGCTCCGCTCACCCACGACCAGACGGTTGGCCAGGTGTTCAACACCCACGTCAACTTCATGAGCGAGCCGGAGAACAAGGGCGAGCGCATCGTCATCTGGAACCCGGATGTGCCCGAGCGTCAACTCGACACCCTCGTGGCTTCTGGTACCGACGGTGATGGGCTGACCACCCTGACCTTCGACACCAAGGTGGTGAATCTCAGCACGCTGCTGAACAATGCCGGCGTCAACCCGGTGGGCACCATCCCGACCAGTGAGGGTGTCTTCCTCGACCTCGCCAGTGACGACGAGCACTACTCCATCGAGAGCATCTCTGGTGGTGTGGTGACCATCCGCACGACCTTCACGGCTGGCGACAACGACGATGGGTTCTACGCCGACACGGCGATGAGCCTGCCACTCATCAGTGAGGCATTCGCCATCCGCGTGCGCGGTGCCGAGCTGCTGACGTCCACTGGTCAGAAGGACAAGTCGGGCATCGCCTCGACTATGTCCTCGCTGGGCCAGGCGTTCGGCAACCGTCGGTTCTGGCTCACCTTCCCGGACCAGGCGGCGGCCACCATCGAGGGGCTCGAGCAGCTCATCGAGGGCTTCTACATGAACGCCGCCATCGTCGGCATGATTGGTCAGCAGCCCCCACAGCAGTCGTTCACCAACTTCCCGATGAGTGGGTTCACCCGGGTCATCGGGTCGAACGACACGTTCAGCGAGCGTCAGCTCAATCAGATGGCCGCCGGTGGTGTGTACATCATCGTCCAGGATGTGGAGGGTGGCCCGCTCACCAGCCGCATGGCGCTCACGACGGACATGACGTCCATCGAGACGCGCACCGACTCCATCACCAAGGTGGTGGACTTCACCGCGAAGTTCATGCGGCGCGGCCTGCGCAACTTCATTGGGCGGTTCAACATCACTCAGGGCTTCCTCGACACCCTGGGCTCCGTCATCCAGGGGCTCGGCGGGTTCCTCGTGGAGACCGGTGTCCTCATCGGCCTGACGCTCAACAACATCATCCAGGACGAGGACGCGCGAGACACCGTCCTGGTCGACACCACCCTCGACCCACCCTACCCCTGCAACTACATCCGCCTGACGCTGGTCGTGTAGGGTAGAATAGAGGACAAGGAGACATCCGATGAGCGGAAACTTCAGCGACTGGTCCCCATACACCAACTACGTTCAGTCGGGGTTGCTGGATGGGCAGTACGTCAATGCGGGACACACGTTGCTCGCTGCCGGGCCACCACGCATCGCCAACGTCGGCGGCGCGGCGGCCTTCGCCTCAGCGGTGAGTGGCAGTGGTCAGGCAGCCAATCAGATTGTGCTGCCCATCGGCATCGTCCAGAACTTCAACGTCACCCACAACCGTCAGTTCAGCCGCATCTTCGAGATTGGCTCCGAGCGGAGCTACTTCATCTCGGGGCGCACGGTCGGGCAGATTGGTCTGGGTCGGTTGTACTACCACGGTGCCTCGCTCCTGCGCATCCTGTACGCCTACTACCAGGACCTCATCCCACCGACGGTGGTGCCTGCGATGTGGCCGAACTCCGGTGCGGCGAGCGTGTCCAATCCCCACGACGTCATCGTGC